CGAACACCCGTATTGTTGGTGCTGGCATTAAATCGCCACCGAACTAAGGAAAATCCCGGTTCCGTTTCGCTGATTGCGGTATATCTCGTTGATAATCGTTTCGGCTAAATCGCCTTCACTTATAATTAAGCCATCAACATTGACGTTAATTTCTATTGTGCCATCCGATTCAGCCAACAAAGATTCGGCTAATAAAAGTTCAGCATCGGCGAGAGCAAGATTTGCTTCTGCCGCGTTTTCGACCGCTGCTACAACTAATGGATTGTCTGCCGTAAACTCTTTCCAAACTTCAGCGGAAAGTGCCTGACCTGTATTGACCATTGTTTGATTTTGATTCATCAACTGCCCGTTTATGTATACGTTGTTAGCATCTACGTCCATGCGCTCTAGTTTTGTTACGCTCATAGTGGATTGGTCTAAACGTAAACCTTTTTCAGCGAATAAGGTCTCAATAGGTATTTTAATATTGAGTTGTTTCAATAATTCTTGAATGCGAGTTATCTTTGAAGGCCAATCTACGAACGGGTCGCCCACCATTTCGTCAAGGCTGTCAAGTAAGTCTGCCAATTCTTTAGCAGCCGCTTCGGCTTTGATTAACTGACCTTCAAGAATAATGGCACGCTTTACGTCTTCATCCAAAATAGCTTGCATGAGTTCCAACCGTAGACGCTCCACGTCGTCAATCTGGCCACGTAAAGCTGCTGCTATTTGAACGCGCTCAAGGTCGAAACGTTGTGCAATCTGGCCTAGTATGCCTTCTTCCTTCTTTTTCTTGTTTAAGGCTTCCTGGCTTTTAACTTGCTTTTTGGTCAATGCTAATAATTCCTTAGCGCGCTTAGCCGCGTCTGATTCAGCTTTAGCGCGAGCGCGGTCTATCTTTACCTGAGCATCTGTCGAACCTGAAACGCTCATCGGAGTCTGGAAAGGCTTAGGTTTTACCTTACCCATTTGAGTAATCGCAGACCACGGTGCGAATGGGTCCACGTTTCTAAAGAACTCAAATACAGTCGTACCGTAAGTGCGTAAATCAGAAAAGGCTGCAATCAGGTTAGCGATTCCGCGTGTTGTGTTAGCGATGCTGTCCCCGAAGCCATCCATCACCTTAACGCCGCCACCTATGCCTTTATCGCCTTGCAAGATGGTAAAAGCGTCTACTAAACCTTGTCCTACGGTTTCTTGCATATTGGCATACGCAATATTGAGAACCGCGACCTTACCGCTATAAGTATCTAAATAAGCGGCATTCTGGCCTGAGAACTGTTTAGCTAATAACGCTTGGACTTCTGCAAAGTTAGCAGTTTGTAGTTCTGCACGGCTTAAACCTGTATTGTATTTCGCTAGGCTGCGTGTATTGCCAACGTATGCCTTGCTTAAATCTCCAGCTACGGTAGTTACGTCTTGTCCAGAACCTGCCGCAACGTCTAATGCAAGGCCTAGTAAATCTTGCGCTTTAGTAACTGAGCCTGTCGTGGTCAACAACGACTGGAAGGCTGGACGCAATTTATCATCCAGGACACCGCTAGCACGCTCTAAATCTGCTATGTAAGCCGTTACGCGTGAGTCTTCGAAGGCTAAGCCTAAGTTGCCTAAAGTCTGTGTAAGCCGTGTCGCTGCGCGCTCGTCTTCTTCAAATGCTCGTACCGATGCTTTACCGAATTGGACTACTTCACGAACGGAAAGAACGCCGACTAAAGTTTTACCTAAGCTCTTAAGATTGCGCTGTAATGAGGTTGTGGCTTTATCGGCTTGCTTAAAACCTTTATCTTTGAATTCGGACGCTATGTCAATACGAATAGCCATTATGCGGCCTTTCCATAATTAACGCGATAATTAAGTAATTTAGAAGCTTTGTCAATTGCTTTCATAACTGAGTCTAAAGCCTTGCCGCTATTATCCGCGTAAGCTGCATAAAGAATGCGACCACGACCGCGGTTGAATTTGTCGTATTGCTTTAGTGGACCAATGCCATTCATAGCACCTACAAATATGCGTCCCGCATTCGGATTATTACTTTGTCCTATGTTCTTGGAACTTTGTCCGTAGTTACGTCCAGCTTTTTGTACCCGTCCACCAGGATTAACACGACCTGCCCATTCGGCAATAGCACCAGCGGCATCGCTGTTAAATAATGAATACAACGCTGAAAAGCCTTGACGGTTACGCTTAGTTGCGCCCATTTTGTATGTAATGCCACGACGTATCATCGTAGAGTCAAATTTAGGAAACTCTCTAGCCTTTGAGGTTCGGCTATTAACTTCTGCGCCTGTGTCTGCCCAGTTGTATAAATTTCCAGGTGGGACACCAGGCACCTTATTACGGGCTGCGTCGCGTACTTCTTTTAGGGCTATGCGAATTTCGGCGTCCATTTGAGCGCGCAGGTCAGGCGCGAACTTTTTGAGAGCTCTTTTAAGCTCTGGCACGCCTTCGACCACGACTGGCATTTTCCCGCTCTTTCGCCTGTTGTTTCAAAACCTCGTAAAAGGCTTTGAGTAAATCTAAATCCATGTTAATAAACTCGCTAGGCGCGATACCCGTATGTACCGAAAGCTGGGCTACTCGATACGTAAAGCTATCGCGCGTTAGCCATTTGGGTAGTTATCCGCCAAAACCTCGACGGCTTGCAGAGTCTCCAGAAACGCTAGGCCAAAAGGCTTAACGTCTGGAGCATCTGCGCGGCGTAAACATTCCCAGGCTAGCCAGTAAATATGTTCCTGTTTCTCATCTTCCCTAAAAGCTTTGTGAAAGCCTTTACGAAATTGTTGTTCGAAAGCGTACTCGATGGCTGGAATAAGCTGGTGCGTACTCTCAGTTCCATCTGCCCTAGTAATTTTCAAGCTAGCCATGATGCCCCTTATCTAATTTTTACCAGGTGCCTGAGTCGGCAACTGTTACTGCTGAGTTTACTGTAAACGTAATGTCCATAGTGGCCATATCGCCTGTAGCACCGTTAATTGGTGTTAGGTTGTTTACAAGCAAGTCGCCAGTCCAGAGCTTGTTCGTCGCTGATACAGCGGCTACTTTGTCTTGGATTAGCTTCCATGCGACAGTAGTACCGTAAGCATCTGACAATGTGTCAAGTACGGAAGTCGCTGCCTGGTCGTTCAAAAACGACACGGTGATAGTTGCGGACTCTAGTCCTTTTACGAATTTGTGAGCTGTGTCACCCATCGCAGTAACTTCGAGTTCATCGAATGCTTGGTTAAGTGTGACAGAGGTCACATGGTCGGACAAGTCTACAGAAGCAATCTTAAGTCCGACTTTGTTGTTTAGCGTAATCGCCATGATTACTCCTCATCTTTCTTGGGTTGTTTTGTTTCTTTCTTTTCAGCGGGCTTTACTTGACCGATTTTGGCAAGGAAAGCTTCGCGTTCTTTGTCTACCTCAGCCATGTTAGCTCCAATCTGATAGAACGCTGATAGTTACCTCGCCTGAGAGAAGCTCTCCCGCTGTACCTTGCAGCACAGCTGGCGCGGTAAAAGTTCCTAGTGAATAAGCCAGATTAGATGCTTCTAGCTTATTAACGATGTTTAAGTAAAAATCTTCAATGTTAATAAGGTTGCCTTGATTGTCGAACATAGGCGCAAGAACAATAAGTTTGAAGTTCACCTTAGGTTTTACAGTTTTGTAGTGGTCATTAGAAGGCTCTATGTATGGGTCGCCTGGCTCTACTACGATTGAGTTAGCGAGCGGCGTGGCAGGTGGGAAGGAAAACACCTGCCACGCCGTATTGTCACTTAGAGCAGCCGCGATTGTCCCACGAAGGGTAGAGATTGCCGACATTACCCGACCTGACCGCCTGGTGCTAAGTGGTCCGCAAGTAACCCGCGTACACGGGCCATAAGCGTATTACCCATACGATAGGGCGAAGGCTGGAAGTCTGGCGATATGCCACCTGCGTTAGAAGCTTGGCGTGCTTGCCAGATGTCAACGGCAATCATAAGCGAAGCTTCATTAACTTCTGGCAGGGTTTCGTAATCTATGTGTGTTGTACCGTAAACAGTTCCCCACGGTACTAAATCATTCTTTAGTTCTGCTGTAGCGTTATTAACTGTGTAACTTACTGAAAAATCTGTGCGAGCAGTAACAGTCTTAGAGCCGTTATATTTTGCTCCGCAATTTTCGACCGTGATGGTCTGACCTACAATAAAATCATGTTGGACTGGCGTATAAATTGTCGCCTTAGTCGTTGTGCTTTCGTGAGCACTAACTGAATATTTGTTATACCAGAGTTTAGCTTTTACGATGTTCTCAGCAGCCTGGCAGCATTCTTCAACTACGGCCGATGAATATAAAGCACCAATACCTAGAGCAGCACGAAGTTCTGCTTCTGTTACGAATGTGGCTGGCATTGGTTTCCTTTCTAATGTTAGCCCCAGCGGCTAGGGCTGAGCCGCTGGGGTAACTCGACTACTTACTAGGAGAGGTTGAAGCGACGAACACCCTTACCGCTCTTAGCAACGTAAATTGCCAAGTAACCGTAGAGGTTGATTTCGATTTCACCTGAAGTAAGAACGTTGACGCGTAGGTTTGTTGTTGGGGATTCCCAGCAATATACAGAACCTGGTGCAACGAGGAATGCAGATTCATCAACAATTCCAGAAACAGAAATGTTGTGGTCTACGATGAGGTCTGTACCAAGAACGTTTCCGCGTACGGATGTCGGTACAGCTTGTCCCGCTGCGTTAAATTGTGGCGATGCTACTGAGTAAAGTGGACGCTGTGAACCGTCTACGTAGCTCATGATAGATGCCCACTGGTCAGTGGATGCTACAAGCTTATTAGCGAAGTCTCCGCCTGTACCCTTGTATGCAGCTGCAGCTTCGGTTGAGATGAAGCTCTGTAGACCAGCTGCGGTTGCAGCTACACCTGTAGCTTGTGTTCCGCTAGCAGTGAAGGCTGCGATGAGTGCGTTATCTGTTGCCTTCTCGTATGCCTTGCGAAGTTCGACCATCAAAAGCTCCATAAAGCTCGGCGAGCTGCGGTCGATGAGCTCAAAACTTACGCGATTTAGACCTGAGAACTTCTCAACAGTTACGGTGTCGTAAGCTGAGGTCATGCCTGTTTCAGATGGTGCTGAGCCTTCGTTGGTGTCTGCAACGGTAGGTGCTGCGTTAGGTGTTGCGTTGTTTACATAAAGACGTGGAACGGTGAAGCTCATGCCTTCAGCGATAAGAGCGTTACGAGTAACGGCTTCGAATGCTGGACGACCTGTGAAGGTGTCGGTGATGAAAGTGTTTAGGTGCTGAGGAAGTGTCAGACCTGTGTTTGTGCTTGTTGAGTCATCTGCTGCGCGTACGAGCTGGCGTGCATTGTCATCTCCGAGAGCTGCCTTAATGTTAGCTTCGAGATATTGTGCGCCACTCATAGGAGCGATGCGTGGTTGTGCATACACGCGTGGTGTTGCAGCTGTAACCTTAGGAGCTGAGGCTTCTACCGCAGGGGTTTCGACCTCAGGTGCTACGGCTACGGTGTCTGGAGTATTCTCCACGACAGCCTCGCTTTCTGTTGGTTGGTTGTCTTCTTCTTTAGCTTCTTCCGATTCGGAAGCTGCTACCTCTTTAATCTCAGCCGACTTAAAAGCGGGATTTGAGACTAGAGAAACTTCAACTAGCTTTGCGGCTAGAACATGGATAACGCCATTAGCAGGACGTGAGTCAATTACTTCAACGCCTACAGACATTCCTGTTTTGAGTCCTTCGCTTGCTTCTATAAGCGCGTCAGATGCTTTTGTAGACGCGCTGAGCTTGAAGGTGCCGTACCATCCATCTTCGGATGCTTCAATAGATTGAGCGCGGCCTAATCTCACTTTGTCGTTATGTTCTTCTAGGAACAAAACCTTTTTTGGGTCGTCTACCTGGATTGACCCGCGCTCAAAAATTACTTTACCTGCGGAAGTGTGTCCGACTTCGCCTACTGGCGCAATCTTTCCGCTAATAGTACGTCGTGCTGAGTCAGCCGACGTAATCTCGCTAGAGAATGTCAGTTTCATTTATGTTATTTCCGTTCGGTGTTAGGTCTTCCATCTCCATAGCTTGCTCTAGAGAAATTAGGCCCAGGGTTAACATTTTCTCAATGACGTTAAGTCTCTCCATAGCATCGCTACGTAAGAATGTGTCGTCAATTGCAAAGCGCACAATATTTCCGCGTGGAGTGATGTCATCAAGTGAAAGACGGTCTTCTATTGCGGCATAATAGGGACGCAAGGATAGGTCCACAAATTGTTTTCTTTCGTCAATGACGTTGGCATACGTCATGCTATTATTCATTTCAGCAGACAAATACCACGCAGGTACATTCATCATTCTTGCAATTTGAGTCGCCATAAATTGCGCGCTTTCGTTGTAAGTCATGTCCTTAGGTGAGAACTGCGTTACGTTATAGTCGAGAGTTGAAGTCATGTAAGCCGTTGAACGATTCTTACGCGACTTTTCAAATTGGTTAAGAATTGCTAACACTTCAGCTTCAGACATGTCTGCGCCTGTGTTCTTAATTACACCAGTAGGCATTGGTGACGATACAGCTACAGCTGTGGCCTTTTCTAAATCTACAGCGGCGCGTATAGTACGCGCTCCACGAACTAATACACCTTCATCACCGAGAGATTGGAAAGTAACGAGTGAACCGAGTCCTGACATTGGTACTGGGTTACCGTTAACATAATATTGAGTAATGAATTCGGTGTAAAGGTCTGTGTTGAATGTAACGCGGCTATTGGGCACCCATTCGAACGAGAGTGGACGGCCATCGAGCTCGCTAATGCTCGTTACTTGCCAAAATGCCTGGCCGTAGAAAATGAGACTGTCAACAGTCCATGCCAACGTGACGGAACGTGGTTGCGACGGTGATGGTTGTCTAATCCAAGCGGGAGTATTCTCTACTTCTTCACCAGTTGAGTCACGATAAACTTCTAACGGTGTGCTGGAGATAATCCCTTTAATTAAAGATGCTGCGCGTGCAACGCTAGGTACAGAAATAGCATCCGCGCGTGAAATGTTGCCGACTGTTAACGGCGCGATAGTCCAATTTTCCGACATAATCTGCGGCGCGTTCTGCGCTTCGATTTTTGTCGGACGGAAACGGTCAAATAGTCCCATTCAGGATAGGATACCACACAAAACGGACAATTAGAACAATTACACCGCGATAATCTGCGGCTTACTTTGTGGCTTCAGTAACTGGTGGACCACCATAGCTAAACCGATAGCAGCTGATACGTCTCCCGCTGACTTGCGTCGTACGATTCGCCAGCCCGCGTCGTTTTCCTTAGCTGCGCAGTTGTTCATGGAGTCCACCAGAGACTTTTGTCCGATGTGAACTATGCGCCCGTTCACGATGGCATCATATAGGTCACCGCACGCTTGGTAAAATACCTGGCCGCTCATGTCCTGTGTTCTATAGCCAGACTGACTTAATCTTTCAGCTACGCTCATCGTGGAATACTTGTCGAAACAAATCATCTGAGGTTTATACTTTTTGGCCCATTCTGCCACCTCTACCGCCATGCGTAACTCGTCTACGGCTACCTGGCTCTCAAATTGTGCTATAACGCCTACCGCTATCTTGCCGTCGTCGCGTATTTGACCAGCGACTAAGCTGGCGTTGCGTTTGTTCACAGATATATCCATAGCGAAGATGGTCTTAGGACCTGGGGCTATAACTAGGTCTTGAACTGTCAAATCTTCAAATGCGTGGTACGGCCAGGGCGATTTGAGCGCCGAAACCCAGGAGCAAAGTACCTCTGTCCTTGTGGCTTCGACTGTTGACGTGGCAATAGCTTCGGCTATCGTGTCTTCATCTATCAAGTAACCTAAAGCTGGGTTAGCCTGATACCAAGCGTCCTTGTCATGTATCTTCGCAAATTCTTCGGCTGAATACTCCCAGTAACCTAAACTAGCTGGCGGATGGTCTATGGCGCGCTGTCTCATGGTATTCAGTACGCTGGAGAACGCATCGCCAGCGTTCGAGCACATAAATACTTGCGAATTCTTGCGAGCACGCGTTACTGGTTTAGCAGCTGTAAAAGCTTCCTCAGATACCTCGCGTAATTCGTCGATAAATAACAAATCCGCGGTTTTACCACGGGAGCCATCTCTAGTCGCCGCAACTATCTCGTATTTCGCTCCAGTTAGAAGCTCTATAGATTCCTGGCCATTGGCCACGCGGATTTGTTTTATCTGCGCCATAAGCGCGTCGTTCTGTTCAATTATATCAACAACTTTATTAAATGTGTCTAATGCCATGTTTCGATTAGAGCTCATAGCCACGATATTACGTTCACCAAAAACGAATAGACCTGCCAGGATGCGGACCCTGGCCAGATGAGTCTTTCCATTCTGGCGTGCTATTAAAAGTAGGTTCGATTTACGCTTGAATAGCCCATCCTTGTCAACTTTAAGCATGTCAGTTAAAACGTACTCCTGCCACGGTAGCAAGCTCATCGGTTCGCCGTTTTCCTTCAAGCCTTCTAGGAATTTCTTAACCTCGTCAATGCGGCTTAGTCCTTTAAGCGGCGCATTCTGTAAGCGTGGCTTTGTAGCTCCCTTGCGCTTAGCCATTCTCGATAGCCCCCGATGAGTCAAATGCGGAAAAAGGTGAGTCTAACTCTTTTTTGATTTTAGTTGGTGCTTTTTGTCCGTTTTTGTCCTGATTCGTCCGTATCGGGGAGATACGTTCGAC